GAATTCTGCAAGTTTCACAAAGAATGGGCCAAGTATGCAACCGATCAGGCCCTAGTGGAGGGCGGGGATTGGGTTTCTTCCGACCGAGTGCGCAAGTGTGAGTATTTCCGCCGTGTGATGACCAAGGAGAAGCTCTTTTCCATTGAGAAGGAGGGTCAGCAACCGCAGATTTTCTCCGAAAAGACCCTGGATAAGGTGGCAGGAGCTGCAATTATCAAGGATTTGGTCGAGCAGAGCAAAATTGAAGGCTCTGGCGTCAAATATCGCGAAGAAGAGGTGATGACAGTCGAGTGGTACTACATCATTGGCAATCATATTGTCGAGGACTCCATTTGGCCGGGCGAGACCATACCACTGGTGCCCATGATAGCAGAGGAAGTGATTGCAGACGGTGTTTATGACTGGAAATCGCACACTCGTGCGATGATCGACCCTCAACGCATATACAACTTTTGGTCCAGCTGCGCAGTCGAGTACGGCGCGAATCAGACCAAGACCCCGTGGATTGCCGCAGCACAGGCCATTGAGAACTACGAGGTCTACTGGAACAATGCCAATCGAGTGACCAACGCCGTACTGCCTTATAACGCCTTCATGGATGATGGAACGACGGCAATTCCGCCTCCACAGCGCATTGAACCGCCCGTACCTGCTCCAGTGGCTCTCACTGGCATGCAGATCGCAGATCAGGAAATGCTCCAGGTCTCCGGCCAAGGGCCGAATATCATGCAGGGGCAGGGCAATGAGCGCACTGGTACTGCTATTGACCGGCGGATGGACCAGAGTGAGACTGCCACGTTCCATTACGTCAACGCGCAGAACATCGCCATCGCGCGAATTGGCAAAATTCTGATGGAAATCGGCCCCAAGATTTACGATGTGCAGCGTATTCAGCGGTGCCTTGCCAATGACGGCACGAGTTTCGAGGTCATGATCGATCCCAAGCAGAAAGAAGCCCACGCCGCCCGCATTAATTATGATTCGCAGAAGATTGAGCAGGTGCTCTGGAATCCGAGCGTTGGGCAGTATGATGTGCAGGTGGACGTGGGGCCAGACTACGGCACTCGCAGGCAGGAAGCGGTTAACTCGCTTACTCTGTTGCTAACTCAGGCGCCACAGCTGACCAGCGTCATCGGAGACATCCTGCTGCGGAATTCTGACTTCGACCAAGCAGATGAAGCTGCCGCGAGGCTGCGGCGGATGGTCCCGCCGCACGCGCTTGGGGAAGGTCCCAGCGTGACTGAGCAGCAAATGGCTCAGCAGTTGCAGGAGATGCAAAAGCTACTGCAGGGGGTCATGGAGGAACTTGCGCATGAGAAAATCAAGCTCAAGGGCAAGGATGCCCTCCGACAAGTGGACAGCTTTAAGGCCCTCACAGATCGACTCAAAATGCTCTTCGACTCGGTTAACAAGACCAAGCAGACCGAGATCAACGCACATGCAGTACCTGGGGGCGAAGGTGCGCAGAGCGCGGCAAGCCAAGGTGTCACTACTGCGGAACTGGAAATGCTCATCGCACAGGCTCTTAAGGAGACATTCAATGTGTCGCTCGATCCGGTAGTAGATGCCAATCAGCCAGTGCTGGCAGAGGCTGCGCTCGGCCCGAATGGGCAGGGAGCAAACCCATTATTGCCCGGAACGCCGCGTCCGGTGATGCACATTGGCGCTGATGGTGCTCCCTACGCGCGGGATTACTCTCAGTCCCCATCCTATCGACAGGTCTAAACCATGGCAAATGTGCTCTCATGGCTCGCGGGGAGGGAGGATAAGACTGGACAATCTTCTCCTGTGCAGTATGATGATGGGCAGCCATCACTCCGCGCCTACAACCCGAGTCCTAGTGAGCAATTCTCGCAGTGGATGGCGGGACTGTTGGGAGCAGGTCCAGGTGCATCACTTGCCAAGCAGAACTTCGCCACGGGAGTTCCAAGCTTGCTGGCAGCCTCCCCTTTGGGCATTGGGCTGAGCGCTGCTGATCTCATCCACGCGAAAAGCGCGAATGATCCCATGGGGGCAGCTGCGGCAGCAATTGGGATGGTGCCGGGACTCAAGCCGGGAGTGCAGGCTGTTCGGCAGGGAATCCGCGCATATCATGGCAGCCCGCATGACTTTGAGAAATTCGATCTCTCGAAGATCGGGACTGGAGAGGGTGCACAGGCTTATGGGCATGGGCTGTATTTTGCGGAGAAGGAGGGAGTGGCAAAAGATTATCGTGACAAATTATCTGGTAATTTACCAAAGTTGAGCAATAGGATAGGGGAACCTCCAATTTATCCAGCCGAAATAAAGGGCAAGATGTACGAAGTCAACATCAACGCCAAGCCGGAGCAGTTTTTGGATTGGGATAAGACATGGCAGCAGCAATCATGGCCTGTTCGAGAAAGAATTGAACAAATTGCTCCTGATCTGCGCGTGAGAGCAGGTGAGACAGAAGGCAGTGACTTGTATCATATGCTCTCTGGAGGAGAACGCGGGCTTTCATCAGATATTACTGGAAAGGCTGCCGCGAGAACATCTGCAATGATGCGTGAAGCTGGTATCCCTGGTATTCGCTATCTGGATCAAGGGAGTCGTTTCGTACAACCAGTACTGCAAACCACGCCTCATGGTGACGTAATTACCGCGCATTATCCACCAAAAACCAGCAATTATGTCCTCTTCAATGATCAGCTCGTGGACATCATGCGGAAGTATGGCCTAGCGGCGCCCGCAGCGGCAGGGGCTGCCAGCTACGCGATGCAGCCGCAAGAAGCGCAGGCAGCAAAAGTCGCTCCGGCACAATTCCAACAGCCAGCACCACTGTCTGACAGGATCAACCAGATGATCGATAGCCTGCAATGGGGAGACCAGTGGTAAGGTCGCATGAAACTGCCATTGCAGAATAAAGTCAACCAAATGCTAGGAGAATCAATATGGCCACCGCTTCGCTAAGGGCAAAGGTCGGCAAAGGTCCCGACCAGCACTGCCATCCCATGATCCGCGCGACGGCGATTGAGATGGCAGGTGAACTCTACGACCTCATGATGAAGAATAACGCGCAGTGGAATGAATGGAAACGGATGCATCCGGAGCTGCACTCTCTTGCAGAATACGAGATTCGCTTCTTGGAATTGAAGTGGCCGGAACTAATTGAAGATGCACGGACCACCCTTGCACGGATGTTGGCCCAACCCATCGCAGAAGAGTTGAAAGTTCAAATCCATGATGCCCTAGTGAAGGACAACGGCCTTCGCATGGCCCGCATGAACAGACAGCAATCGCTGGTCGCTAATCGAGATCGGACACTCCACTAATGCCGACATTCATCCGCCGAATGCTTGAAGGAACAGCAATGCTTCACCAGCCAGAGGCTGAGGGTGGTGCTGCTGTCGCCGATGCGAATGCAGGAGGAGCCGAAGCGCAACCAGACGCTGGGAGTCAATCCGCAGATGCTGGTACTGCTGCGGGAGATGCTGCTGATGGCGTCACTAACCCTCCCCAGGAAGGTGAACCAACTGGCAGTGCTCCCCCTGCTACCCCACAGCCCGATCCCGCGCAAAGGCGGGTCAATCAGCTGGTGGCCGAGCGATGGGCAGAACGCAGGCGGGCTGAAGCTTCAGAAGCACAAAATCGCCTCCTGCAAGAACAGCTCAATCAGACCCGGCAGGCACTGCAAGCACAGCCGCAGGTGGATGCAGATGGGAATCCCATCCAGCAGCAACAGCAACCACCTGCACGGCGCGAAGCACCGCAAGACCTCCAGGCCATGGCTGCGCAGATTGCTGCGCAGAATGAATTCAACAAGCAGGTGGGAGATGAAGTGCAGCGTGGACGTGGGGCTCACGCCGACTTTGACCAGGTTGCCGCGAATCTCCAGCGTTTCGGAGAACTCCCACGCACGTTCGTAGAGGCGGCGCTCGCCACCGGCAAGGGCGCGGATGTGATGTACGCGCTTGGTGGCGACATTGCTGAGGCGGACCGGATTCTCTCCATGAGTCCAATGGCTCAGGCGGTGGCGCTTGCCCAGCTCGCCGGCACTATCAAGGCACCCGAACCACCGAAGAAAGTCACAAGTGCTGCTGCTCCAATTGTCCCGAAGGTTGGCAGTGGCAGTGGAAAGAACACTCCCTCGCTGGACGACCCCAACCTGCCAGTGGCTGATTGGATCAAACTCCGCGAGAAGAACTTGCCTAAGCGCGCCAGCCGCTAGCTGCTTGGCGGAGGTCTGGGCCTCCTTAAAAGTCCTGCACAGCCTGCTTCCCAATTGTCCGATCAGGCACGGACGATTCACACTGGGCGCGTAGCGCCGGGAGCATAGGCTATGGCCAACACCCTTCTGACCATCAACATGATTACGCGCGAGGCCGTGCGCCTCTGGCGGAATACGAACGAGTTTATCCAGCACATCGATATGCAGTACGATGATAGCTTCGCGCGGACTGGCGCGAAGATCGGCACTGCATTGCGCATCCGCTATCCGAATGACTTCACGCTCCGTACAGGGGCGACTGCGAGTGTGCAAGACACCAACGAGACCAATACCACCTTGGTACTGGCAACGCAGCAGGGCGTGGACGTGAGCTACTCCAGCGTTGATCGCACCATGAGCCTTGATGACTTCTCCCGTCGAGTGCTCGCTCCCATGGTCAATACCGTTGCGGGAGGCGTGGCAGTGAACGTGATGTCTGGCGCGGAAGGTGGTATCAGCAATTACGTCGCGAATGTCAGCGGCGGGGCGACCATTAGCCCCACTGCCCAGACATGGCTGCAAGCGGGTGCGAAGCTCGATCTCAACAGCACTCCGCGCTCGCTGACTCGCAAGATCATCATGCACGCGCAGACGCAGGCGAATACGGTCGCCTCTCTGACGGGGCTCTTTAACCCGGCTGGCAAGATTTCCGAGCAGTATCGCTCCGGCCAGATGGCGAGCGATACCCTCGGCTTTGACTGGTTTATGGATCAGACGGTGATCGCACATACCAACGGCACGTTCAATGCGGTGGGCGGAACGGTCAATGGGGCGGGGCAAACAGGGAATACCCTGTTGGTCAATGCTGGCACTGGCACTCTGAACATCGGCGACATCGTAACAGTGGATAACACCTTCTCGGTGAACCGCATTACCAAGCAGAGTACTGGACAGCTTGCTCAATTCGTAGTGACTGCGGCGAATATCACCGCTTTCACGAGCATTGCACTCTACCCCGCGATTGTCCCTGGCAATGGCACCGCGCAAGTGCAGTACCAGACGGTGGTGGCATCCCCTGCCAACGCAGCACAGGTTAGGCAAGTAGGTATCCCTGCGGAGACCTACCTCAAGAACTTTGCGTTCGCCCCAGATGCAGTCACCATGGCGACTGCGGACCTGGAGCTGCCGCGCGGTGTGCATGAGGCGGATCGGCAGTCATACGACGGTATTTCCATCCGTATGATCTCGGACTACGATGTCAAAAGCGATCAGTTCATCACGAGGCTAGATGTCCTTTATGGGTACTTATGGACTCGGCCCGAGTGGGCTTGCGTTGTAGCAGATACGATTGTCGTATCGTAACTGCAAATGCTAAGATTGCTGGCAGTTTCGGCGGCTGCTGGTGGTCTCCTGGCGCGGGGGAGGGTTTACCTCCAAGTTTCCCTCCCCTGATGCCCAACAGCCGAGCAACTAAGTGCGCCATTCCGCGCCGATGGAGAACAAGATGACTGGAAGTCCAGAGAATTACAAGGGGCAGTATGCTGGCATGAAGTTCGAACCTTACAAGTTCAAAGAGTTTCCCAAAGTGGTCTACACTGAAAGTGGGAAGGTGCTCGGCACCGCTGCGAACGCGCGGGAAGAGAATGAACTCTACGCCAGCATCGGGGTGGTGAAATCCGATGTCGATCCGCTCGGTGCGGCACAGGACGAGATTGCACAGCTGCGGGAACAACTTGCGAAGTTTGAGGCTGGGGCGAGTGTCTCGCCAGTGAAGAAAGCTGGTGTGCAGACTGCGACGGTAGAGATGCTTACAGCAGATGCGCCTGATCCTGATGGCAAACCTGCAACCGGACAAACTCCAGTATCTCAAAAATCGTCTAATCCACTGCTGAAATCGGTGCAGGCTGGCACTCCTAGTCCGCAAGGCACAGCCCCCAAGGTGGATACTCAAATCTCTCCCGGAGTCTAACCATTGCCATTCCCCGTCTCCGATCCGACCGTGCAGGACATGCTGACGCTCTGCTTGCAGGACGCGGGGATTATTGGTATGGGGCAGCAAGCGTTGCCAGAGGACAGCACCAATGGCCTTGCGCGGCTCAATTGGATGCTGGGAGGTTGGCGGCGCCAGCGTTGGCTCGTCTTTAACCTACGGAATTACTCGGTGACAAGTACTGGCGCGCAGAGTTACACCGTCGGGCCAGGGGGGAATATCGACACTGGTGGCACGCAGCGACCGGACAAGATTGAATTTGCATTCTTTCGGCAGCTGGTGCCCGGTGGACCATCGCAAACGGACTATCCACTGGAAATCTTAACCTCCTGGGAGGACTACAATCGGATTGGGCTCAAGAATCTCGGCTCCTTCCCCACTACCGCATTCTACTCCAACGACTTCCCCTTAGGACATCTCTATGCTTGGCCGATTCCTCAAGCCACCCTCTACGCGCTCTTTATCACGGTCAAGGAGCAACTTGCGGGAAATTTGAACTTCACGGATGATCTTCTGCTGCCGGAAGAGTACTTCAATGCGATTCACTGGAATTTGACAGTCATTCTGCGCACGGCTTATGACCTACCGCCGAAGCCCGTGGATGTTGCAATGGCAAAGAACGCGCTTAATATCATCCGGGGTAGCAATTCGCAAATCGCGCGCCTGCAGATGCCGGGGGAGCTGGTGCGATCTGGCAGATACAACCCGTACTCGGACAACTATCGATAGGAGCCGCTGATGATCGAAGTTCTGCAAATTATTGCTGGAAGTTGGCCAATCGCCCTCATGGTAGTTGTGACAATCGCTGGGATTGTGCTCAATAATCGCTGGAAACAGGCGATGGATGATTCTCAGGCGGTAAAAGATTTGCGTGCTTCTCAAGCATTGGTTGTCAAGGACCGTTATACTGACGAGTGATTTCATCACGTTCAACCACGGGGTTTTACCCAACAGCAAATGAAGGATAGACTGCAATGACCACCGTTATTCCTAACTTCCAGCCCGGCTTTCGTCTAGTAGACGGCACAGCGCTCAACGGGCTAGTTGCCCAGATCAATGCCCTCACTCCCGGGTTCGAGCCGCTCAACACAGCACTCGCTACTGTCGGCGCGGGCACCCTCACGGCAGCAGCCCTACTTGGGGGCGTCATCACCCGCACGGGGCCAGTGGCAGCATTCAGCGATACTACGAGCAACGGTACTCTGCTGGATAGCGCCCTTGCCGCTGATGCTATCACGGGGTTTTCCCGTCTGATTGAGATTAAGAATTCCACCGCGTTTGCTGCTACCATCGTGGGTGGAGTGGGAGTGACAGTCTCTGGCAGAACTGTCGTTACCCCAAACTCAGTCGGTCAGTTCCTGCTGACTAGGACCGGCACCGCGACCTATACCCTCGTGGGTATTCTGGTTGCCCCGCAGGCCATCTTTGGTGTGCAGGCGCTGCTCGCTACCGCAGACGATGGCACGACGCAGACTCTTACCGCTGCGATGATTGTCGGTGGCTTGCAGACTTTCCACCAGACACTCGGTGGCACCACTCCCTCACTTACCCTCCCCCTCGGCGCAGACATGGACACTGCACTGCCAGATATGCGCGTTGGCCAGTCCTACATGCTTCGAGTGGTCAATACCAATTCCGGCACCGCAACGATTGTCACCAATACCGGCTGGACCCTTACCGGCACCCTCACCATTGCCACCAATACTTGGCGAGACTTCATCATCACCAAGACTGGCACTGCTACCTACACCGGAAAGCAAGTTGGCACTGGCACTACGAGCTAAGGAGAATCCCCAATGCGAAAGATTATCAGCGCCCTCGCGGGCCTCCTGCTCTGCGCGCTGGTAATTCCCGCGCAGGGGCAGACGCTTATCTGCTTCAAATCGGGAAGTGGAAGTGGCTGTACACCAGTAAGTGCGGCCAACCCACTCCCCATGACCTTCACCACAGCGGTTCCGGCTGGGGCAACCCAGCTGACGGGGAGCGGCACAGGAACTACTGCAGCAACGACGGCGACACTTGCTGGTACGAGCGGCAAGACCACCTACATTTGTGGTTTCACAATTAGCTCCACTGCAACGGCAGGGATTACTGGCACGGCGACTGTAACGGGGACAATTACTGGAACGCTAAGTTTTGTGCAGGGAGTTGGAACATCCCCCGCAGTTAGTACCCTAACCGTGCCACTCGCGCCATGCGTGCCTGCTAGCGCCGCAAACACCGACATCGTGGTGCATAGCGTGGCCGCGAGTACTGGCGGGGTGACCTCGGTAGTGGCCAATGGATATCAACTCTAGGACCGGCTGATGCCCGCGCCGCAAGCAGCAACTAGTGGCCAGACTGTCCCCGTACCGTTGGTGGGCGGGTTCTACCAGTCGCGTAGCGTTATTGCAAATGACATTCGCTGTGTTAATCTCTATCCAGAGAAGAATGACTCAGGTGCGCCGACTCCATTCACAGATTACTTAACTCCAGGTCTGACGCTCCTGCGTGTTGCTGGAAATGCCTTTGGACCTACAGTAGGACAGGCACGGCCAGGTGGAGCCTATCTCGCAAGCAATGGCGGTCTCTACATCTGTATTGGCCCAACGCTCTATTTCGTTGATCCAACATGGCGGTTCTTCACCCTAGGGGACCTGACTACCAGCAATGGTCTCGTCTGCATGCAGGACAATGGAAATGATCTGGTAATCGTGGATGGAACCACCAGCGGATTTTCTGTGAATCTCGTCACCAATGTCATGATCCCTTACCCGGATGCAAATTTCCTCGGTGCGGATCGAGTTGACTACCTCGACACGTTCCTGATTTTCAACCGCCCGAACACTCGCCAGTTTTACTGCACTCTCTCGAACGTACTTACCATCGACCCCACGTATGTGGCGAGCAAAACCAGCTATCCA